TTGCTTCTTCTTCTCAGATTCTATCACAGAAAAATCTAGATTGGAAGTATCTAATTGTTCTTCTGGTTGTAATCCTTCGAGGCGTTTCTTGGCAATAGTTAGTAGGCGTTTAGCGTCAGTCTGCTTTCGCTTCGCCGCTGCTAGTCTCTTCTCTTCCGTAGTCTTAGGCTTACGCTTCCTATTCTGCTTCGCCAGTTCCTTCAGGCGTTTAGAAGGTGTCGGACTGTCTGGCCCTCTACGGTCCTTCCAAATGTGTATTAGACCTTGGTGCGATATCTTATCGCCAGTCTTAGAAGTCAGCCACTCAGCAGTCTTTCGACTGGAGTGTCCCTCTTCCAAATAGTCTAGAGCCTCTTCTACGAGTACTGCCTTCGCCTCATCTGGTACTAGGACTAGTGGGTCGTCCTCAGATGCCACGTAGGCGTATGGTATCTTCGCTGTCTTGTTGGCTCTGCTCTTATTAAGCCAGATGCTCACTCTTCACTTTTCGGTGGCAATATAAACATTGCACCGCCTGTATTTTTAACTTCTACTTGGTCCTTCTTGATCAAGCCAGTGCGGTCTAGAATCTGTGCAGCCGCCGCAATAGAGTTTCTGGCTCCCATAGCACTCGGATCGTCGAGTACGTCTACCATTCCCCATGCAGCTTTAGGCGCGTTCATAGCCATCACCATAGCCGCTCGTTCATTGATCTCTTCCTTGAGTGCGGCTACCACGACAGTGCTAGAGGTGTTGTCTGCGTAGCCAGCCACCTTCATAGCCTTCTTGATATTGCCCTTGCACTCCTCAGTCATCAGGGCATCTAGAAACAGCTTCTGCTTGTCTGTTAATTCTTTCTTCTGTTCCATAATTACCTCAAGTAAACGAATGCTAGGCCGACTGCGCCAGTGCAGATCATCCAGAATATGCGCTCCGCGAATGCGATCTTCTGACCACGGGCAATGGCCTGACGCTCCATCTCGTCTAGGCGGTCATCGACCTTCTGAATGCAACTATCGAATTTATCCATTCGCTTGAAGAGAGTTAGCATTCGTTCTTCCATCCGCGCCATTGCGACTACTGCTTCGGATAAACGATCTAGCTTCTCTTCCATGCGACTCAGCCTATCATCGGACATTACCTATCCTTTTTTCTTCTGCTTCTTCTTAGGCCAGCCCTTTTGCATATCACTGTACGCCTTCGGACTTACTGTACTGTTCTTCTTGGAGCGGCTGGTTCCAGCCTTCTTCCGCTTGTTAATATTTTGGACTAGGGACATATCTACCTACCACTTCTTACACGACCAGTATCTCGCGGTGAATTTATCCTTCGCCGTGTCGCACTTGTGTCTCGCTCGGAATGACTTTCGACGCTCTGGATTACTCTTCTTAATGCGCATCTCTGGGTCGCCAAATCTGATGATTTTCTCTTTGCCATTCTTACAAGCCTTAACGACAAATTTTTTAGGTCCATCAGGTGTTCGCTGAGGCTTGTTGCATTTCATTTTGCTCTTATCTAGGGCCATTAGAAACCTACGAAGTAATAGTATAGACCGCCACCCGCTCCACCCCAGACGACAATCACAATGAATAGCCACATGAGGATTTCTAGGAACTCTTGGCGTTCCTTCTCACGTTGCTTCTGGGCTTCCTTACGAGCGGTACGGGCCTTTGCCTGATACTCCACCCAAGCGTCATACATTCCGGGTCTACCGTAGAGGCGCATATGGGATTGGAGTTGAGCCTTTTGCTGGTTGATCTTCTCCAGTGCTAAGAACTCTTCGAAGTCCGTAGCGTCCTTACCCATCAGCTTATTCCACGGGCTTTTCTTTTTGGCTTCTGCCTTTGCCTTCAGGTCTTCTTCAGCACTTACAAAAGATGCTATAGACTTACCGACATCAGCCAACTCCCGTGAATTAGCAATCGCCTGTTTAATCACCCCGAATGCGGCATTGGCAGCGGCTAATTCCGCTAGCATTCTCGTTGCCCCTAAATTCGTTCCCCTGCTATTTCAATCGCCTTGCAAGACCCGAAGGCAAGTTTACCTTCTTGCTGCCTTGTGAACAAAAACGACTGAAGACTGACGTTGCACTCATTGGCCTCGAAGAAGCTCTCCCTGTATGCGTACAACGTACAGTCAGTAGCCATAGGACTTGTACAGACAACCGCTATGGCTACCCAAGTAATCATTTTTTCTTCTTAGCCATGCCACCATAACTGTATGATGGTTTCTTCTTCTTCATAGCCATGCCGCCGCCATACATCCTAACTTTCTTGGCGTTACCAGTGGCCTCACAGCTACCACCAGCACGGGCTGCTTTAGGTTTAGGCATATCCCTCATCGTCAAATTCCTCTTCTAATAAATCAGGTATAAATCGTTTAGGGTCTAAGGGTACTTCCACCGAGCAGTCTTCCGTTGCGAAGTATCGTCCATAGCCGTCGAACTCTTGGGCCATTGGGTTGTCGTCTAGCTCTCTCTGGGAGATGAGACCTTCTTCGAGGAGGAGTTGTCGGATACGATCAAAGGTTAATACCTGACCTGTACGCTCTTGAATTGCTGCACGAATATAGTACAGATTAAATGACATTTTTAGTTACCCCTTCATTGTAACATCTATCTATGTGTCGGGTCAAGCCCTTATTTATGTAGATAGTTAAGTATTTACGTTGACGGATAGCTATTTAATTGGTATAATGAATTGTCGGTTGAGCGGTATACTATACACTAACTGTACCTAGTACCCACTCCCTAGTAGACTACTTGGAGTAGTCTTCCCGCCTCAGTCTTCATAAACAATCCGTCTAATGTCGCCACGGGCTACACCAATGTCGTGTAGTTCCTTGTCTGTCATGTTTGCTAACTGCCAGAACGCGACTCGGCGCATTTGTGCTTTTTGAATAGATTCAATAATTTTCTTGAACATAGTTATCTCCTTAACAATATGTAGTTACATTATAACAACTAATTGTCTTTAGGAGTACTCAGGTATTGAGCATACCCGCTATGCAGTCAGGTACTCTATGGCTCGATTCAGGAAAGTAACATCGTCACAGAAGCCGCCCAAAGCCCTATTGCATCTGTGACATAGCCAACCCCTAAACTTGTCCGTGTCGTGGCAGTGGTCGATTACCCAAGGGGTATTCTTCTTACCGCCATAGTCCTTAACCTGCTCGGCATTCTGCTTGCAGATAGGACACACGTAGTCGTCTGGTGGGGCAGGGTTCTCTCTTCGTAGCCGATTGCGTACAGCCACCATCTCATTCATGCACTTCTTGCACTCAGGACGAATGAGACCGCCATTTACCTTACCGAAGGCAGACAGTGGCTTAATATCTCTGCACTTAGTACACTTCTTCGAGTGTACGTCTGCCTCGGTAGGTTTCTCCCAGCCGAATAGGTCTAGCTGGTTAGTCTTCATAGGCAGAACCAAACAAGTCAGCGACTGTGTGGTCACTGTCTTCAATAGTCTGCGCTTTTTCTCTTAGTCGATCTGCTTGCCTGTTTAGCTCTGCGGCTATGGCGTATAGCTCTTGGTAGTCTTCTTCTACGTCATCCACTATTGTAGTAATGATGTCGTAGAACTCTTTATTTACGACAGCCTTCTCAGTTTCACCTATCTCTAAGTGAGAGACCACGATCATTGTGCCGTTATCAAGGACTTGTAGGTCGTGATCTATGAAGAAGGGCAAGCCGTCAGCGAATAGTACGCCGTCCTCGCCATAATCTTCAGCCATGTAGTCTTCCGTTGCCTGTTAACGAATACTAGCTATTATATGCTAACAATCAACTAATTGCAAGTATGAATACTTTACAGAGTGGTTTTCTAATTCCACTACTCTAGATGTAGTGCCTTTACATAATATTTCTCGTAGTCCCGTACTGGGGCCATTTACAGTAGCAAAATCCCAATCTCTGGTCAGTGGTGTATACGGACCCAGTATGGGTGGGGGTGGCAGTCGCCCCGCCCCGAAGCGGGAGCAGCCTGAGATCGAGCGATATGCGCAAGCTATTGATTTTATTATGTTTTCTTTATTCCGACGACTGGATAGTTCACAGGCGCAATAGAATTAACGCAATAAAACCAGCGACTTATTAGAAATAAAATCAACAGCCTGTGGCATATTGTGCCATGCATGGATTTATGCCTGAGATATTGGCCCAGTGATCGCCTTATTTGCGCAGACAATCGGCATGACGACATCAGGAGACAAGAGCGAAGGCCGACAATGTATATGCCCACGGCCCCTGTCTCATTCTCCCAGCCGCTCACCCGATCCGATGACCCCATGCCCGCGTCCAATCGCCAACGTCACTCAGTGGCCCGCTCTGAGCCTCTGACAGGGTGTTTAGCGCGAAAACCCCCATGCTCTGAGAGGCGATATAAGAGCCACTGAGTGAGGGTATTTGTTCTGGGTATAACTATGCCACTTAGCTGTTAGGCCACTGTGTGAGCTTCTCAGAGCCTCTGAGGCCATAGCATCAGGCAAAGAAAAACCCCGCTCGAAAGCAGGGTTCTTAATCTGTTTATGTGATCAGGGTCTATTTGCTGAACCTCTCCCGCAGACGTTTCAATAGTTCATGTTCAGCAATCCTACGCTTTTTAGACAATGCCAAAATTTCGTCGGCCTCGTATGCTGCGCTATATTCTGAGCGGGTTAACATCCGATTGGTTGCGCCAAAACAGGCCAGCACTGCGCCATCGTCTGCGTTAGCCATTGCGTCACGTATTTTGGCCTCTGGGTCATCTGTGAATAGATGTTCCAATTGCACCGTGCCAGCGTTCCAGTTTCTTGTGTAATTATTCATAGCTGATGTCTCCAACGTGCAGACAATGCGCAGGGTGCCAACGGCCCCATCTCATCGTCTACTATTTTGATGATTTCCTGATCCGCTTCTATGTCGATTGGCTCGACGTATTCATCGAAGTAGACCACAAAAGACTGAGTGCTTACGCAGACATCTGATGCCGCGTCTAAAAATATGCGTTCCATGACAGACCCCATACAAATTGAATTGAGTGATAGATCACGAAGGTAAGCCCCAGAGTGATCACTGAGAGCTGGAGGGCTAATAGAAGCCCTGCCATAATTCTTTCCGCTCTGCTCATCTCAAAGCCCTCTGAGCAGACCCCGCTCGAACACCTGACCGAAGCCCGACACGATCCGCTGCGCTGCGTCCCGCTGCCGAAGCGTTTGCGCTGCGCGTAGTTGTCTGCCTACGTGCCGATCTCAGGTTGGGGTTCTGCTTGCGGAATGCATCATCCAATGCCCTGTCCGACATCACCACCAGCGAATTGCCTGTGGCCTCTGACACAGTGGCATCTTGCTGCATTAATTCTTTGTGCATCTGCAAGAGGCGATGATACAGCCTATGCACCATGCCATTCATAAAGCTGGAGCGGATCGACGCGCCGTGATGATACCATGTCTCACGTAAATAAGCCTCAGTGCCTCGATAGTTCAGGAACTCCAGTTCCATTGCAGACTGGATCGTGCTTATCAGATAAATGGCATTATCGACTTTGTGCTTCTCACCAAAGATGAATAGCGTTGCACCCGACTTGTACATTTTGGTGCTGGTAAAGATACCGACACCCATCACTGCACCCACCACTGGATGCATCCGCTGGTTGCCCAATTGCATTTTCTCAGTGACGTATTCAGCGTCCAATATATCCGCATCTGTCAGCGTCATATTGTATTCGTGCTGGAGCTTCTGCATGGCCTCAGCCGCCGCTATTGCCTCGGCCTCAGTACAGCCATTTTCGACTGTACGCTGGGCAAATGCTCTGAGCTTTTTAATCACTGCTTTTCTGGTTTGTTCTGACATCTGATTGGTCCTTTCGTCAGTTGGTTAAATTTCGATGTAGACGATGGTGCTGGGCTTTAGCTGGATGCTGCGCCCTATGTCGTCACCATCAACGCAAGTAAAAGAGGCAGGGCCGAAGGCGTCCTTCCGATTGTAGTGCGCTCTGATGTAATACTTTTCAGAGGTGGGCTTGCGGCAAAACTCTTGCCCCTCTTTTACTTTGCGAAGCTCGACGGCCTTCAGCCCAGAAAAGATATCCTGAGCCATTTCGTTTAGTAGGTTTAAATTTGGTCCAGACATTTTGGTCTCCCTCTCAAAATAAATCTTGCTGATCGTTGTCATAGATGCGTTGCCATTTGTCATAAAATGCTTGCTCACGCTTTTTGCGTTCGATTTCTTGCAGCCATTCATTTTGGTTCCATTCATCAGCCTCATAATAATGAGCTTGGCTTGTGCTATCTTCGAAGCGAAGCGATTGGTTTTGATCTGTCATCGATCTGGTCCTTCGTTGGTTAAATTTCATTCAGGCACACTGCCCGTGACCGATAATTAGCACAGGGTCACGGTTTAGGTCCACAATTAATTGCTATAATGGCACATTTAGTTAATTGGCCCAGAGAGGCGATATAAGGGCCACTGAGTGGGGGTAAAGGTTTTCAGGTGTATTGGGTCATAAAAAACGGTTCCCCCTATTTGTTCTCTTTTTGGTCTGAAAAGTTGGAACAAAGTAGAACAAAAAAAGACCCCGCCGAAGCGAGGCCAGTTCAGGGAGGGTTCTTTTTAGGTCTACTGTATTGTGGCCCCCCATTCTTCATCAGACGCATTTAGCTCGGCCTTAAATTCCATGCCCATATCTGCACCTGATAAAAATGCATTTATGGTGGTGCTTAGAGCTTGCCCCTGATGTTCAGGACATGAGGTCATAGCAACGTGAATACCTAGTGCCTCTGCCAATGCCCAAAGTGCCACTGGGCTGCCATCTTCTGGATCGTGCTTTGCGTCAAATTTTCTGACAGTATCGACTGCGGCCTTTTTCACAGCCAATATTTTTTTAGCGGTAATATCTGACATTATGCGGCCTCTAAAAAACGTGGGCTGCTCATCCACTGGTTAACCTCGACCTCTCGGTTCATCATCGTGATGGCCTCGGTCTCAGAGCGGTTGGCGGTCTGGCGAAGCTCGAACCCATTGCCCAGCGTATGACTTGCGTAATTAGTGAACGCTGACATCAGACTGAACTTATTATGCCCTCTCACTTCCGCTTCCTGCATATAAAGCTCAAACATTTTCTCCTGCTTCTGTTTCGAGGGAATGATGTCTTCGAGCAGTGCCTTGACCGATGTCTCCTGCATCGATGTCTGGGCAAACACTTTGAGCCTATCGCTCTCGGCATAGAAATCATTCTTTGCTCTGCGCAGTTCATTAATAAATGCTTCGAGCGAGAACTGGCTGCTGTTCTTGCGTCGAACTGTCGAATATTCACCACTGATGCAGCCATTGGTGCAGAACATATCGATGTTGCCGAATAGCGTAGTATTCGATCCAGCCTTACCATCGACACCGTGCAGCGCGATGATCCGCTGGCGTATCGATGTCTTGTGTCCTGTGTCGGTCTCGATCTCAGTGCTGATTGATGGGAACTGAACATCCATGAGAGCGAACCCACCCATGCGGCCTGACTTAAAGCGAACCTCTGCGCCAACGATGTCATCCCCTTGCAGGTTCTCGGTCACTTGGTCCCAGACCCCATTGAAGAAGTCAGCGTGTGACGCGCACTTGAAGCCCTCGCCAACGTGGCCCATTGCCTCGCCAGTGATGGGATTAATCACGAACTTATGACCAGCCATGCGCGATGGCTCATAGACTGGGTCAAAGTTGAGTGATGTTGGGATGTCGATGTTGCGGTTAATTGTTGTAAAATCTAAAGGCATTTGATTGGTCCTTATACCTAGTTGAATAAAAAGCTCAGAATATCGAGCCAGAGTGAAAGCCCCCCATATAGAAGGAGACCGTAGCGGATCACTTTACCGCCGTGATTTTGCCGTCCTTCATAGTGACTTGTCCGAACCACTCACGGCCTTGGCCTGTGATATGTGGGCGGTTGCATACTGTCAGTGTCCCATTGGCCTGATACTCAGGGCCGAATAATGAGGTCTCAATATACTTCAGACGCTGACCGATGTTTTCTTTCATCACTTTTTTGGACGGGTAGTTTGCTATTAATGTCATGTGAACTCCTGTTCGTTGGTTGTTATCGAGCCGCACTGGTGGCGACTGTTCGAAGTCTACATTAGTGACGTAAATAAGTCCACAATTAAATGATGTAACAAATTCCATAGAAAAACACTCAGGAAATCTGCATTATCTGCGACGAGCAAAAAACTGCGACGAGCGGCAGGAGACAGGTAAATTTTATGTTGATCTCACATTTAGACTGCTATAGACAAGTATTCACTTGTTCGCGCAGGGAAATTTTTTTCAAATCAAAACAGCAAAGGAGCCAATAAAATATGACTAATCTAATAACTGACATTAAAGATGCGCTCTATAATGCTACCAAAGCTGCGCAGAAAGAGGGCAAAGACTATAGTGTTGTTTACCTACCAGAATCGGATACGGCAATACACATGGCTACAGACAGTGAGCCAGAGGCATACGGCTGGGAGATCATAACTACGGTCCAATTACGTAAGTAAGCATACACTTGTTCGCGCAGGGAAATTAGATCGCTTCGGCGGTCTTTTTTTATGCCTGTTAACTTTTTAGTTGACCGACCTGTTAACTCCACTATAAAATGCTGTACATCAACAATTAGAAAGGACCAATCTATGTTGAAGCTAATAAATAACTACCTCGAAGACATGACTATACCAAATGCTCGTAAGGTCATGGAGTATGGACGTAAGTACCCGACTTGCTTCGTCGGACTTAACCGCACGGAGATCAGTATCTACAAGGCTATCGTAGCCAACTTGGGGGAGGTGCGTAAGTAATGGAAGCCAAGATCGTTATCACTCAGCGTATGCTGAACAAGTCCATTATTGACGCTAATAAGTCGGTGGTAGACTTCGCCAAAAAGTATCTAACTACGACCTTTTGCGACCTAGAGAACGGCGAAAAGACTACTGTCCCAGCCGTGTTCGAGGACGATACTGCCACGGAGATACGTTTGTACCGTAGACCTCGCGGAGACAAGCTCATGTCCATCAAGGACATCAAGAAGCACGTTTCAGTGGGCGACACCATCACCTTTAAGCATGAGGCTGGGCTTACCTACGTAGAAGTGCGCGGCAAGGACAATGTCGTGAAGCTAACCCCACGCAACCACTTTGTGCGTGTACACGTGGAGAAGGCGGCATGAAGGCTCCCTACGTAAGACCACGCATGAGAGGCAACACTAGGGTCTTTGACCTACGGCCTACTCCTGAATTAAAGAAGGCGTTTCCCGATATCAGTCGGGAGACCTACACCACCCCGCAAGAGGCCAACGCCAGAGGCTACGAGTGGAAGCGTAAGTTTGAGGCTTGGAAGGCTGGTAACCACGAAGACATCTACGTAGACAACCGCTCTGTCGAGGCTCTGGTCAATCACTACAAGTCGTCTATGGCCTACGGTAACATCAAGGCTGCTGCTACTAAGAGATCGTATGAGGGTCACCTACGGCACGTTCTGCCTGTCTGCGTATCTAACACAGCATTTGCTAAAATGAATGTGTCAGACGTTGACTACGAGTACGCACAAAAACTGTGGCTACACATACAGTCTGACGTAAGTACACACAAAGCCAACCACACTTTCAAGGTTCTCAAGCTAGTCTGGAACGAGGGTCTACGCTCAGGGAAGGTAAAGTCTAACCCCTTTGCCTTGGTCAAGCTACCCAAGCTGCCAGACAGACAGGTTCTGTGGCCCGAAGAACATATATGGGGCATGGTGCAGCACTGTGACGACATGGGCTACCACAGTATGGGTACAATGCTGGTCATGTGCTACGAGTTCTGCCAGCGTCCTGTTGACGTAAGGACCATGCGGTGGGGTAATATCGACGGCAAGACAGGCGTGTCTCACTTCACTCAGAAGAAGACAGGCAAGCAGATGTCTATCAAGGTAACTAACTCTGTTAAGCAGCGTCTGCACTTACACCAGCACCGTAACTCTGATGATTACATATTCGCATACGAGAATACTGGGAGACCCTACAGTCAGGATCGATGCAATAAGTTCTTTAGAGCCGCTGCCGATAGCTACGGACTGCCAGAGGTTCCACTAGTAGGTCAGTTAAATGATGACGGTAGCCAGCGATATACCAAACTGTGGATGGCTGACCTTCGACGCACAGGAGCTACTCACGCGAGTAGGGCAGGGTGTACTGACCGACAGTTGATGGCCCTGACAGGCCACAAGAACCCACAGATGTTAGTGATCTACGCCCTAGAGGGTGAGACAGAGAGTACAATGGCTAATCAGAAACGAGGCTTAATTTAATGGGATTTCATAGAACAGTAATTGAAGCAACATACATTGACCACATGGGATCAGACCTGTCTGTCGTTAATGCCGCTCGTGTTAGCTTCGGTAAGAAGAGTGAACTTGTGGAAGGCGCAGTAAAACAGGACGAACAAGGTGAATACCTTGAGATGGTTCTGTCAGACAAAGACACCAAGCTGATCAAGTATCTCGCCAAGCACAAGCACCTGTCACCCTTCGGTCATGCCTTTGCATCGTTCCATGTTAAGGCACCTGTGTTTGTAGCACGTCAGCTAGTTAAGCATAAGTTTCTACGTTGGAATGAGATTAGCCGCCGCTACGTTGATGATGGGCCTGAGTTCTATGTGCCTGACGTATGGCGTGGACGTAGTTCTGATAAGAAGCAGGGTAGTGAGGGTGTTGTAGATTCGAAGTGGGTAGATTGGGCTCTTCATTTCGGTGATGAGTATAGTACCCATTATACAGAAGTATGTCTGCATACCTATAATTCACTTTTGCAGGAAGGTGTAGCACCTGAGCAAGCACGTATGGTGCTACCACAGTCCATGATGACGGAGTTTTATTGGAGCGGGAGCCTCGATGCCTTTGCTGATATGTGTCGCTTACGCTGCAAGCCAGACACACAATACGAAAGCCGTTTAGTAGCCGATCAGATCAATGACGAGATGATGAGGCTGTACCCTGTCTCGTGGGAAGCACTGAGGATGTATGAAGAATGAATACTGACGCAGGAATAATCGGAGTAGAGA